TATGCTGTTATAGATAATGATGATCCGAAGTGGGATGAGTATGCAAAAAATGAAGACTATAAATGTTTGCCTTCGGAAAATAAGACAGGCGGTTGCGCCAAAGCTCTTAATGATGCTGCGGTGCATCTACTTGATTACAGTCGCTTCCCTCTTTATGATCTGTACATTTTCATGGGTGATGATCACCTGCCTAGATCGCTGGATTGGGACAAGGCTTTTGAAAAAGCGTTATTAGGGAAGACCGGAATTGCCTATGGTGATGACTTATTACAAGGACAAAACTTGCCTACAGCTTTTGCAATGACTAGAGATATTGTTCTTGCGCTAAAAGGTATTACTTTTCCAAACTGCAAGCATTTATATTTTGATAACTTTGTAAAACAATTAGGTATAGATCTTGGATGTCTTATTTATCTGCAAGATGTAATTATTGAACACCTACACCCGGCAGCTGGTAAAGCTGAAATGGATGAAGGCTATGAAAGAGTTAATCAACCTAAGTGGTATGAGGAAGATTTACTAAACTTGCAAACTTACCTAAGATCTACAGAGTATGCAGATCTTGTATATTCACTTAAATGAAAGTTCTCATAACCGGCTCACATGGTTTTGTAGGCAGAGCCTTTAGGCGTGCGCTACCTTATGCACAATTAACTTTAGTAGATCTCAAAAATGGTACAGATTGCCGGGACTTTTTTAAGTTAGAAACAAAAAAATATGATCTTGTAATACACCTTGCGGCTGTTGTAGGTGGGCGGCAACAGATAGAAAATGAGCCTTTAAGTTTAGCTGTAGATCTTGCTATTGATGCTGAGTTTGCCAATTGGTGCATGGTTACAGAGCAGCCTTATGTAGTTTATTTTAGTTCATCCGCTGCCTATCCAACAGAGTTACAAACCTTAAACAAAAAACATAAGTTAAAAGAAAAAGATCTAAACTTTAAGAAAATTGGCGCACCTGATATGAGCTATGGTTGGGCTAAATTGACAGGTGAAATGTTGATGAGTTACTTGCGTGAAATGGGTACACAGGTCTTAATCCTTAGACCCTTTAGTGGCTACGGCACTGATCAAGACATGACCTACCCATTCCCATCAATCATGCAAAGGGCAATACTTAACTCAAATCCATTTGATATATGGGGCAGAGCGACTACTACTAGGGACTTTATACACATTGATGATGTAGTAGATGCTGTAGTTACAATGGCACAAAACAATTGCAATCAGACAGTTAATCTTTGTACAGGCAGACCTACTACTTTCCTTGAGCTGTCCCAGATAGCCTTAAAAACCCTTGGTATTACAAAGATGCCTAGGTTTAATATTCTCTCAGATAAACCGGCAGGGGTCGCCTACCGGGTCGGTGACCCAACAATGATGAGTGATTACTACACTCCAAAAATTAGTCTTGAGGAAGGTGTCCATAGAGCTATTGCAGGTGTTTTGTGATTTATGATTAGCTCATGGCAACTAAACGCAAAAGCAAAAAAGTAGCAAAGCGAAGGCGTACAACTAAAGATACGCCTTTAACAAAACTTGATTTTTGGGCTATTGCAGCTAATGAAGTTTATATGGCGTGCCGTAAAGCTAACATGGATGAAGGTACAGCTCTAGCGTTTGCAATGGACAGGTCAAGTTATCCTGATTGGATTGTAGATACAAATGATCCTATAAAAAATCCGCTTGATGATTTTGATGAGGATGAAGATTAAGCGGGACAAGTCTGTTAATGCTCGCTACTTGATTTGTAGTGATCTGCAAGTGCCATTTCAATTTGATGAGGCAATTGTTAATTTAAAAAAACTAGTAAATACTTTTAAATTTGACCTTGTATTAAATGTAGGAGATGAGCTTGACCTAAATACAATCTCTAAGTACAGTCAAGGCAAAGCTGAGTCATTTCAACAAACACTAAACGCTGACAGAGATCTTTGTAAAGATATTTTGTATGATCTAAAGACAGATGTAGTTTCTAGGTCTAACCATGCCGATAGGTTATTTAGTGCGGTTAGTCAGATACCCGGTCTAATGGCTTTGCCAGAGTTACAATATGAAAAGTTTATGGGATTTGATGAGCTTGGCATTTATTATGCGAAAAAGCCCTATGAGATACCCGGCACTGACTTTGTACTCTGCCATGGGGATGAGGGTAACCTCTCTAAAATTGGCGGCTCTAGTGCGTTAAACATAGCGAAAACTTGGGGGCGGAGCGTAATTTCGGGGCATAGTCACAGGATGGGCTACACATGCCACTCAGAGGCCTTTGGTGGCCGATTACAGAGGGTTTTAGTGGGAGTTGAGGTAGGTCATACCTGTTCAATGCAAAAGATGTCCTATCTGGCAAAGCGCAATTATTACGCCAATTGGCAGGCCGGGGCGGTAATTATGACTGTTAAGCGTGGCAACCCTAGCTTTGAGATGATCCGGTTTAACACAGACGGCAGCTTTACTGCCCTAGGAAAAGCCTTTGGGTAATTGCATTTGTCAGTGGGCTATGCTTTAATTGCTTTTGTAAATCCATTTGAAGGGATGGGATATGAACGCTACAGAGTATGCAGAAAAGGGTTGGTTTGTACTGCCACTAAAAAAACAATCTAAAGAGCCTGCAAGATTTTTACGCCATGGTTATTTAGATGCAACACTTGATCAAGAAAAAATTGATAAATGGTTTGCAGATCAAGAGCTAAACATTGGCCTTGGTATATCACAATCTAGTTTAGTTGTATTAGATTTTGATTTTAGAAATGCTTGCAGAGATCCCAAGTTTTATGATTTATTGGATCGCTGTTTTAAATGCAATACACATGTAGTAGCTACACATGATGGCTACCACATTTATTTCTATGTAGCAAAGCCTATGCAATTCAAAGGCAAACTAATGTCAGGTGTAGATATAAAACACAAAGGTTATGTAGTCCTACCACCATCAATACATCCAAGTGGCACACTATACAAAATAGTAAATGATGTAGCACCGGTAGATCTACCAGAGGATTTAATGAAATTGATGACATGGTAATTGTTAAATATGACAAGGTAAGTGGTGCGTATGTTGATAACAAACGCACACACTTTGTAAAAGCTTCTCTGATTAGGGCATACGCTCATAAAGCTATGGGTGCATCTCAGGTCAGAGGTAGGCTCTCAGCTGCAATGGTTGAGGGTTATTGGTTAGACAAGTTCAAGGAAGCGGTGAAATATGAGCTATGAAGGATATGGATGGGTATTGACAATCCTGTTGTTTACAGTGATTGCTTTGATTGTACGCATTACTTGGTTTTTAGCTTTTGAGTCAGGCTATGACAAAGGTTTTCAGCGTGGTCACTCAATGGGCATGATGCAGGTCAATAAAAGACAGAGCCAATTAAAAGCTGACAATGAGTATCTAATGGGTCGGGTTGTAAATTTGTTTGATCGGGAAAACAAATGATAGACCTAACACAATATGAGGATGCAGCCTCACTGAACAGATGGTTTATTACTAACTACCCTCTTGGCCGGATTGATTTACAGCTTGTAGAGATAAATCTTGACAAGGGCATTGTTGTATTCAAGGGCAGTGTGTACCGAGATAGCAATGATGCAAACCCGGCTGTTACTAATTACGCCAAGGGTGAGAGGGATGATTACCCTGCACACATGCGTAAGTGGTACTTAGAGGACACAGCTACAAGCTGTATTGCTAGATGCTTGACCTTGCTCAAAGGGTCAAACAAGACGGCACCTAAAGAGTCTATGGCTAGGGCTACAGCATGGGCAGTAGAGCCAAAGTCAGCCCTTGATAAAGAGCTGTTGCAGGTCAATCCTGTAGAAACTTCTCAATACAGGGAAGTTACTAATCTGACAAACGCTCTTTGTGAAAATGGCGTGCGTATGACTTACAAGACTGGTATTTCAAAGACCACAAACAAACCCTTTGCCGGATATGTATGTGCCTGTGGTGGTCAATGTAACCCGATATGGGGCAGTCAAAAGTCGGATGGTAGTTGGGTGTTTAAGGAGCCGGTCGGTGGGTGACATGGAGATGATTGATCAGCATGGGGTCAAAGCCACATTTACAGACAATGGTGTGCAGCTTGAGATTGTGCAATGGGCAGATCGCTGTTTAGCTTGTAATGACCCTCGCCTCATGCGTGAGGGTACTTACAAGATCTGTGTAACCTGTGGGTGTAGGCAATGAGCTTTGACTACCATAAAGCTATGGCCGAAGGACATGAGTACA